CGCCGGCACAGTTGAACAGCCATGCGTGGTGGATTGCTTCGCAGCGATGTTGGATGGCGTCATTGCTGCCTGCTGTGTGCTTGGCGCAACAACCCATTCCGCACCAGCCGTGCCGACCAGCAAGCCCCATTCGTCAGATATCATCCAGCGCACAGCGTTGACCTGATTCGCATTCAAATTGAAGGACAAGGCGCAGTTGTCAGAAACGGTGCCGTCAATATTGGTTGGCGCGAAGTTCAGATAATTGCCTGTCTGTGACCCGTCGATACGATTTGGATATGGCCCCATCCCCGCCATAATGAGTCTGTCCTGATTGAACACCCCTGTCGCTGGATACCCGACCAGTGAACAGAATGCGCCAAGTCGCCAGAACGTTGTCGCCGATCCGGGCGGGACAGCCGGCGCACTGATCGTGACTGTCGGCGGGCTAGAGTATCCGGCACCGGTCACTGAAATTGGAATGCCAGAAACATAACCGGCTGTGACTTGAGCATAGGCAATCGCCGCAGTAGAGTAGCCGCCACCGGTCAGCGTCACGGTTGGGGTTGTTGCGCCGTAGCCGCCACCAGCATTCGTGATGTTGATATTGAAAACACTACCGCCAGAAATGGTGGCCGTTGCCGTTGCCTGAACCGGAAGCTGCCCGCTGGCCGGCGGCTGAACCGTCACTGTCACGTTTGTCGTGGAATTGACCGCAGTGATGATGCCCCAATACCACGCGCCGGATTGTTGCCAGCGGATAGCCCTGCCAATGTCATTACTCTGAAAACCAGTTGAACTGTTTATGCCGATCGTACTAGAAAAGTTCAGCGTTACCGATCCAGAGTTTCCAGACGGCGTGCAAGTGTTCGATGTAATGTTCAGTGGCAAATACGGACCATCCAGCATGACGCCTGGATTAAGCGGGGTGTACACCCATTGAATCGATCCTTGAAAAACGCCTGCCCGCTGCAGCATGGCTGGCGGATGATTCGGGTGAAAAATGTAGAGCGTGTCGGCTGACTGAACAAAATTTAATTGAAACAGTTCGGCTTGAAAATAGGGCGTCTGCACTTCGATGATGTTGCCCGTCAGCGGATACCAATACGTTGGGTTTCCGTTGGGGTTCTGGTTGCTGTTCTGCTGTGCGGCAGAGTAATAACCAACACCGTACTGTACGATCTGACCTTGCGCGTAATTCGTGGCTGAACTCCAAGCCGGTGGCGTACCAACAAGCAACTGCCCTTCATTGGCGTAGAAGCGGACATACTGCACACCGAATTCCAACACATAGGCTTGAGTCGTGCTGAACTCAAATTTTTGAATTCGGACCGGCGCACTGGACTGCTTGGCTGGTGTCACATAACGTGTACCCGGGCGGCGAGTCAGACCGCCTTGTGCCAGCGGCACAAAGTTATAGCATTTTGACAGCGCGTTTTTATACTTGGCAAGATCGAACCTGCCATAGGTCAATGGCGACCATTCGCCGCCATTGAAATTGTTCTGTATCCACGTTGCGCGTGCCATGTCAAGCCCTCACAATCCACCACCCATCGTCTGGCGGATCCGCCGGTAAAGTTTCAAACGCATCTGCTGTTTTCGCTGCGTTGATCGATTCTTTGTATTCAGCTTGCAGCGCCTGTTTTTTCGGATTCGATTGTGTCAGCGTTTCACAGACCGATAACGCGATTGCCGTTGCCATGTGGTCGTAAAAAGCCGAGTCCCATTGCGTGCAGTCAGTGATGTCCGCGATGTATTTTAGGAACATCTGAACTGCCACAGTCGTTGACGTACTGGTCCCCAAACCTTGCGGCGGCACGTACACCGTACCGAGCGCACCGATGTTTGGCCCCGCGCCAAACGGCGACTGCATGTAATTCGTCAGAATCTTGCGGCCTTCTATCAACCAATCAAGGTTCGGGTCGTTCGGCAGTTGGATGCGAAGGCAGTCAGCGGGCATAGAGAACTGATACGAAAAATCAAACGCGGGCGCTGCCGCATCCGGCGCGAGAATGACACGCTTTGTAGCAAAGTTCCAGTAATGTTTTCGGAGTTCCGCACGGCGGGTGCTGTCGTATGCCAGGCTGCAGGCACGGGACTCGCGGCTGTTATCCAGAAACGAAGTGATGCTGGCAGCGCCAACCTTTTGTAAAGCGCTGTTGCAGCAGTCGATTGCCGACTGCGGCATTAACCGACTCCGGCTAAGTAGCTATACAGGCCAGACGGCGCACCGCCAGTTGCAGCCATGCGTACCACTCCGGCTGGCAGCATTACTTCCGCTTGAGCGTATGGGAGCGTCGTTGTCAGAACTACGCTGTTGTTGAAAATGGAAATGTTTTCCCATGTGCCATTAGGCGACTGGATCTGCAGACTGATTGTTGATGCTCCGACCGTGCCTTCAGCCATAAACATATACACGCCGCCACGGATCTGGACCGCTGCGCCGGTTGCAGAAAGATTTGAAGCCAATGTGTAGACTTGCGAATCTGCGCGTGCCATATCAGTCTCCGGTTAGATCAGCGGCCAAGTGCCTTGCAGAACAGCTGCACGGATCTTGTCAATTGCCATCAGACAGGTTTCTTTGTCGGGAACGTCAGCAGTCAAGATGTTCAGTTCAACGTCTTTACTCTGAGTCGTTGCTGCGATGGTGGCTGGCTGATCGACAAACCCTTGTGTGTTCGATACGCCAACGAATACGTTTGTTGCCATGATTTGCTCCTAAATAAGAACCCCTCCCGCTTTTGGCGGGAAGGGAAACACCAGCGCTTTAAGTTGGTGAGGAGAAGAACAGATCGACAACCAAGTTACCGGATGCAGGCAAGTTGGCAACCAGTACCTGCACCGCAATCACTTCTTCCGCGGTATAGGCTGCAGCATCTTCGTTCGATACAAGCGAGAACAATGTCGCAGTGTTGGTTGTGGTCAGGGTCTGCGCGTTCAGGTACTTGGTGGTCCATGAACCGCCGGCTGGAATGCTACCCAACGCGATGGTTGACGTACCGAGCGAAGTATCTGTGTTGACAATGCCGTAGGCAAAAGTCAAACCGGCAGGAACCTTGGCGACGATAATTTCATTACCTGCGCCATACACCTGAGAAGCCAGGGGAATGGTTGCGCGGTAACGACGCATACGAGCCCCGTATGCTGCGGTAGCAGACGCCTTAACAGGCGGATTGCTTGCGATACCCGAAAGTTCGCTGGAATATGTTTGTGCCATGGAAGCCTCCTATTATTGGCAGTTGATCTGGACGAAGCGTTTTTCTTCCAGACGAGTTCCACCGAAAGTACCGGTGCAATAAACCTGCCAGGCATTACGCTTATCAGGACGCTTATCGACAGCAGCTTGGACATCGTTCCACATACCCAGAGCCACACCGGATTTTGCCCAGCATGGCAGGTAGTACAAACCGCCAGTGCTGATGGTGCCGTTGTACGACAAGCCGCCAGGGATACGCTCAGAATGGATGAAGTTGAAGCCCATAAAACTGCGGATGCGACCTTCAACCAGAACCGGTCTGTCGTTGTAATCCAAGCTGATAGCCTGGACTTCATTCAGCAAGTTGTCGTGCTGTTTGGCTGTGATACCAACGAACAGTTCTTCGGTATCCAGATCGATTTCAGACTGCATCAGGAACAACTTGGCGGCACGCAGCTTGGCAACGTTCAAACCGGTGTTACCTGTGGAACCAACAGTTACACCAACAGTTTGGGTGACGTTGTAGACAGTGGTGCCGTTCTGACCGGCGTTATTCGCGCCGAACATACCGTTGATAATTTCATCGTCTATCGCACGGCCCAGTGCCCAGACGCCCGCCATGGTGTATGGGCCGCTAGGATCAACCAGCATACGCAGACGATCTTGTTGATCGATCAGATCCGCCCAGTCGTAATCCTGCGGATAACACCAGCGCTTATCTTGCGGGGTGCTGATCAGCGGTGTATCAGAATGGCGAGACTGGTTCTTAACCGGATTGACCAAACCGAATTGTTCGAGAACGGAAGCCGCTTGGCCATACAACTGGTATTCAGTGACATATGGGCGGAACCGAGAACCTTGCTGTTGCAGCAGCATGGAAATGTTTGTGGCGTATTGCTGCACAAACGCTTGGGTTACAAATTGGGACATGATGTCCTCCTATAAAGTTCAAAACGAAAGTTGTTCAGCGTTCTAAGGTGCTGATTGCCTTCGGCTTGTCCTCAATAGGAGGGGCCAGCGTTACTTCTTTTTTGGCCTTGCAGGGTCACTAAAAATGCTTGGCGACTTGTCTGCGGTGCTAATTGGTTCCTGCTTTTGGACGGATACAGGAGAACCGTTGATGTGATTGTAAAACTCCGTTGAGATTTCCGCAATGCTTTTTCTATCTAAATGTTTCGATTCGGCTTTAGCTTGCGTTAAAGCTAACTTTAGACACTCTAGGCGGGCTTCGATTTCGGTCATGTCAGTTACCTGATAAAAGTTCAACGAGCAGGGTTTCAAATACCTGCCAATCTGTAGCAATCGTAGTCAACGTCAAGCTACCAGCGATGGTCACGGGCTGCGTGGTGTCAACCGACAACTGGGCTACCGCAACACCAAGCAGGCCAGACGTTCCAACACCACCGCCAGAGAGGATTACCTGGCTGTTGGTGACGCCCCGATTACGGACAATCCGTGTCGTAATAACGGTCGAACCAGCAGACGCATTCGCTGCACCTTCAATTGACTGGCCGCCAAACGTAATACCGAAGGACCGGGTGTTCGTATTGTTGATCTGCGAGATCATTTCAGTGATCCGCAGAGCGCCATTGGGTCCCATTGCATTGGCGGGGATCGTCAGAGAGAACGTTGCAACCAACGTTGTTACTTGAGTGTATGCGCCGGGACCTGTCACGACCAGCGGCGTAGGCACAGCAGGAATTTGCGGCACACCGCTGACATACGTGTTGGCAAACACGGTTGCAACAGTCGTGCTGGACATCTGCGCAAAATACCAACCTGCAGGCGACGAAGCATAAAGCGCCCCGAGGGGGAAATACATGTAACAGTTTGCGTACTGTACATTCAGTGCTGAACCCAGTGTTACCACGCCATTATTGGCCGCTGATCCTGATGGCGGCAAAACAAATGGCAGCGCAAATTGAAACAGGATTTGGGGCGACGTGCCGTGAACGGCTGGCGTTGCCGCCTGATCCGCGATGTTTCTGAGATTGAATATCTGCTGTCCGTCAAGCTGAAAAGCCGTCTGAACAAAGTAACTCGACAGGCTACCTAAGTTACCTGTGCGACGCGCCCAATCAAGCAGATAGTTTTGCGGGTTGTCATTGTACTGCGCCGCTGATACGGTTTCTAAAATAGCCATGTCGTTCTCCTAATTAAGAATCGCTTGCATCTTCTGCTGCGACTTCCAGATCGCCCGGGGACAGATCGATCACTGATGGATCAGCGCTGTCAGTGCTGTTGTTCGCGCCTTGATCTGCAATGTCGCGCAGTCGATACCATTGCCGACCCGTCGCGCCGTCCAGCCGGACTTCAACGTAGTAGTTGGCTATGTTGGACAGGTTGTTGGTGCGGCGGCACCAGTCGTACAAATAATTCTGCGAGTTGCCAGAATACGTTTCGCCAAGGGCGGTTTCTTGAATGGCCATGATTAAGCTCCGGTTGGGTATGCAAATTCGTGCAGACGTTTCATTTCATTTACTGCGTCAGCGTCTTTGTTCAGATACCGGCTGACGAACGTTTTATCGTTCATTTTTGTTTTGATCTGGTCTTTGGCTTGACCCGGCGTCAGCGCGTGTTCGGTTGCGCTTCTGCCGGAAACAAAATCAGACTCCATCGACTTGCTACCAATCTTTTGCAGCAACGCCATCGTCGCCTTGTGGCCGAGCGCATTTGACATTGCATCGATCTCGGCATCAGCGAGTCCCAAGCCTTTTACTGCTGCCTGTGCCTGCGCCAGATTCTGAACGT